CAGACAGATTGCCTAAAGGGCGCATTCCAAAAGGATTGTTGGAATTTGCCATTTCATGGTTCCTTTACAGAAATTGGTTTAATCGGCCTTATGGCCGCCGAATTGTACTTTGGACTGCCGCACTGGCCTGTCAATCCGCATGCTCGAATGAGCATTCGCCTTAAGCAGGTCATTGTCGGCTGCCTCAACTTGGTCTTTCGCTCGACTCTGATAATACGCATTGCGCTCTTGAACCGTTTCTTCAGGAATACGAGCCAGAAGCATTCCGCCCACGCTGATAACGCCTGCGTGACGGCCATCTTCTACCGAAGCGATTGGATAATCAGGGTACTCATCAGCACGAACAAGCTCATAACCCTCACGAAGCTTGCCAGCAATGTTAGTACGATCATCAAATCCAGCAACTTCAGCACGAATCCATCGATGCTTGTATCCCGGTGGAGCCGGGGGAGCGTCAAGTCTCGAAGGAGGTGTCCAGGGCTTGCGGCGTGTCTCTGTCTCACGGGTTTCCGTGGCACGAGCTGCACGTTTAATTTCAGGCACTTTTCCGATCTGGTCCATCTTTTACTCCTTCACGTATTTAGCGTATTCCTCAAGAGGAACGCCTAGTTTTTTGGCAATCGCAACCTGACTCGGTGTTAGCCGGACAGTGCGGCGCGCTGAATTGACTCCGGATGACCGGTTTGCAGGTGCGACGGCTTGCGCGGATCTCGACGACCTGGAGTTCTGTGAGGATTGAGCAAACTTCTGAGGGAAAGTTTCTCTGATTCTCCTATTTAGTTCATCATAATACTCGTCTGACTGGGGGTCAACTCCTTCATTCTGAACGAGTTCCCTGTGAATGCCCCAGGCAGCATGAGTCATGACCGTGTCCTTGCCAAACCAAGGATTGTCCTCGGCCCACTGCTCGGCCTTTGGATCCAGCCTAGCCGGCTGCTGTTGGCGCTGTGGCTGCTGTGCTTGTTGTACAGACTGTTGCTGCTGGGCCTGTGCGCGCTGCTGTTGAGCCAAGGATTCGTAGTTTTGAAGCTGACGCTGCTCGACAACAAGCTGGGCTAAACGCTCCTGCGCTTCCATCTCCGTGTCCATGTCGCCCTCTTCACGGGCTTTACGGATGATCTGCTTCAGAGCAACGGACTGGGTCTCAATCCGGCTCTTGGCCTCGCTCATACGCTGTTGGTCAGACGTCTGATAGCGCTGGTTGGCCTGCTGGAGCTGCGACTGTACGTTCTTTGCGTACTCCAAGGCGGCCTCTTCACGACGCTGCGCCTCACGCAGCCGTGCCGTCATCTTGTCAATACGCTTTTTGACCTTGTCGCTGTACTGCTCCAGCTCTTCTTCCTGTTGTGCAGGTGCAGAAGCTTCCTGCTCGACAACAGGGGCTTGTTCTTTTGTTTGAAGAGTCGCTTCGCCGGTCTCGTCGTTTAACTCAACGTCTGCGGCCTGCTCGTCCTCTCCAATCTTAAATTCCAATTGATCGTCGTTGCTCATATTCACCTCTTACATGTGAAGGATGTCTTCAGGGTCGTTCACACGACCGATGATTTCATCGTCATTAAGGATACGGATTTCACCGCCATCAATACTGATCCTGGATCCGGCATAGCGGCCAAAGATCACCCAGTCGCCCTCTTTGCACCAGGGGCCGGTCGGAAATTTGGCCTCATCCATGTAAGCCAACGTTCCAACTTTCAGTACATACCCACAAACTGTAGCCAACTGCGTACGCTTTTGCGTCTCCTCGGCAAGGACAATCCCGCCTTTGGTCTTCTCAGCGCCGCGATAAGGCAGAATGGCAATACGCCACCCGGTGGGCGATGGAATACGGCTTTTGACCGCCTCTTCCAGATCCGCCGGGTCAAACTTGCCTTCTGCGTCGTAGGCATCGTCTAAACTAGGTCCCCGCTCTTCCTTTTCTTGCTGCCACTTCTGTTCCAACGGGGTCAAGGTTGCTTCTTCCAAGGGCTTCTCCTTTAGGGTTAAAGATCCTGTGTGTATTTATCCGCCAAAACCTTGACGGCATCTTCACTAAGCTTTAAGCCTTCCAGTCGTCCCATGAGAAAGCGATACCGATCCATGTCGGTGATCGTGCCGTTGAGCACAATCGCTTCCGTATCCGCTCTGAGCTTTCTTATCTCTTTGAGTACCGCTTCAATATATTGCAGCATGGTCTTTCCATGTAAGCGGACGGTTCAAAGCCACCGTCCGAAAGGCTTAGTAAATCTTGACAGGCCTATTCCCATCTTTTTTCTTCACCACCATGAAAGCCCCACCATCCTTTGCCTTCACGGGCTTGCGAGATTTTCCCGCTTCAGACAAGGCTATCGCAGTCGCCTGCTTGATAGCCTTTTCCTTTGATTTAGGCTTGCTGGTGCCGATCTTACCTGTTTTCTTGTAGCTGCGCACCATTTCACCAATGTTGCTGCTCACTACCTTTTGGCTTTTACCTTGCTTTAGGGGCATTTTGGGCTCCTTGGACTTGAGTTAAACGCTCACGGGCGACCTGAGCGCGAAGTTGTGCAATATTCTCTTGCGACTGAACACGAGCTTGATTAGCACGAGCTGTCTCCGCCGCCTTTTGCTGCTCAATCTGCAACCGCTGCTGGTCAATCTGGTTATCCATCTGATCGTTTTGCGCACGAATCTGCAGCTCCTGCTCCTTAAGTTGTACAACAGGGTCCACGCCACCCTCACCACCGGCAAGCTGGCCCTGCAGGTTCTTCGTTTCCATCGTGTACTCGGCCACCTTCAATGCAACCATGCCCTCCTTCTGGATGGCCGAAACCATACGGTCAGGATCGGTGCCGTACTGCTGGAAGAGCTCGGCTTCCACAGCCTCTTCGGCCTTCAAGCGAATATGCTCAAGCATATGCTGCTGCAGGATCATCGCCGCCTGCGGATTGGCTTGCAGCATGGGCGACATGCCCATCAAAAGGTGCGCTGCAATGTGCGCATCATGCTGCTGACCAGCAAACGCCTTCAGCGGCATTAGGTTTAACACGTCCGAGTTCTCGGACGCCGGGTCTCTTGGCATCTGCGTCATCGGCGCCCTCAAAATGCCGTCAATATCACGCACGTTCAACGCCGCATACACCCTGTAATACGCCTCGTACATGTTATGCATCTGAGGCGCAGACTGCGCTAGTTGCAACTGCGTCTGGGCCAGAGTAATTCGCTGCGCCGTGGAGAATATGTTGGGGTCCGCAACAGGCAGGACCGCCACCATATTGTTGAAATCCTTCTTTTTGATCTTCCGGCTCGCACCAGGGACGTCGTAAGGGTACTCATTCGGCAAATATTCGCCAAACCCCCTCGCGAGCATTCTGAATTCAATACTTTGAGCATAATGTAGCCGTTTGTGGATTGCAGACATCACCATCGAGCCACGCTCTAACAACGCAAGCGTCGTTCCAACCGCAGCCATCTGGTTACTATCGCCAACTTGCATGTCAGCGATGCTTGCAAGCCGCTTTCCGGCATCCACCAGGAAACCAAGCAGCGCAAAGAGCGTCTGAGAAGGCTCTTTGTAAGGTAATGGCATCAACGAAGCGCTGAGTTCAGCACCACCGGCGTCAATGTCCCTAAATTCACCCGGCTGGATAGGATTGTCGTCGTCCGAAATCCGCGCACCCCGCGCTTTGAATCCAGCCGGTAGATTGGATAGCGTACCCGCATCCAAAAGCTGGCGCAATGCGCTTGTTGCACCCTTGGACAGACCACCAATGAGGTGAACAAAGCCCAAGCCATACGCCCCAAGGCCTTCAATCAACACGTAATGGACAAAATACTCCTTGCGGCGCTTTAGCGGGTCGTTTTCGTCCCAGTTTCGACGGACTCCGACGATCCTGCCGCTGGTTTCTTCCATCGTAACCACGTAGGGAAGCTTGATTCCGGTGGGCTCGCCCTCCGCATCCAAGTCTTCGAAGCCCAAAAGGTCCAAATTGATGTGGAACTCAAGCAAGAAGATCTCTTCTGCCTCGCTTGACGGTTGCAAACCCGTAACTTTGTCCAAAGCCTTCTGAATTTGGCTCTGATTTGCGTCTTGATCATCAACAGGCGTGTCGTAATCAATGTATTCCCCCGCTAAAACACGCTTGCGGAACTCGTTTGCGTCCATCGCAAGCCGATGCGTGATCCTGTTGCACTGCGAAACCACGCTCGAACCGGTGTACGGGATGAAAACATCATCAGCCAAGCACAAACGGCTGACCATACGGTCCTGCTGGGCGTCAAAATACACCTTTTTGAAGATCGAACCACCATAACCAAGGTAAAACAACGCCTGGTCGAACTCCGGTGTGTACTCTTCCATCACCGTCGTGAGCTGGTAGTTCATGAAATCCTGAACACGGGCCGCCTGTTGCGCCTTGTCGATCGTTTCTTTGCCCAAAAGCTGCGTTCTTACCGGGCCACCCGCCGGCATCAGCTCCTTCAAAGCCTGTGCCTGGAACTGAACAATCGCTTCCGTCAACATCGGATGCACAGCAGAGGCCGCACCACGGAAAGGCTTCGTCCTTTCCTCCATCTTCAAGCCCAAAAGATCAAGGCCCTTGGCGTACATCTGCTCCCAGTCCTGCCTGGAAGACTTATCCGCCTCGAAAACCTGACCTAATTCTGACGAAATCAGGTTCAAGACATCCGGATCAACGACCTCAGCTAGGTTTGCGTAGAAATCAACGCTGCGTGAATCCTCTTCACCGATCTCAACCGTCGCGCTGCCATCCTCTTCAAGAACGACCTCAACGTCCGGGAGCGCTTGTTCTTCCGACGTGATGACCACGTCAAGCACTGGAGCTTCATTGACAACCTTATCTATAGGCATAATGCCGTTTCCTCTTGTCTGACAACCGGAATGACCTCCGACTGCGTCTCAATCCAAACCCTGGCGCCACAGGAAAGCGGCTTGTCCGGGCTATAGATTACCTTACACGGTCCCGTGATCTCGACCTCATGGGCGTAAGTATTGGTTTTATAGGTCTTAACTGTCAAGACAGGCTCCGTTTCACCCGTCTTGAGATTGGACTTGATCACATGCTGATTCACGTGGACGATGGTTTTCATGCCGCTCGCTTTATAAAGTCCGTTACTTCGCCGCCGGCAGCGTATTTGTTCATGCCACCAAACAGGTCTGCTAGACGATTGAATTCTTCTTTGGTGATGTATGGCTGATCTCCTACAGTCGTAATGACCTGGGGGTTAAAGCCTCTTTCTTGTGCGTTTTTTAGCAGCATAGGTTTAAGTTGCACTAAGCCTGCATTCTTCAGATCACCAATA